GTATAATATAATAAGGTAAGTACAAAACAAGCACATACTCCACCACTTTAATTAGTAAAAACAAAAGGGAGATATGGTGCAATCTGTACTATACAAATAATATATGAACCTATTACCTCAAAAACCTAAACAAAAAAAAGAACTAACAGAAAAGCAAGAAGCTTTTGTAGATGCCCTCATAGATAACGGGGGAAGTGTACCTCAAGCAATGAAAACAGCAGGGTATGAACCAACATCACGTTCTTGGTTAGTTAATTCAGTTTCTAACGAGATAGTAGAACGAACACAGAACTACCTAGCGTCTCATGGTATGAAAGCGGCTAACAACTTAATAAACGCTTTAGATGAAGACGGAACAACCCCCAAGGGCGAGCTTAGATTAAAAGCCGCAGAAAGTCTTTTGAACCGTATAGGTATAGGTTCTAGAGAAACAGTAGACCACAATGTGACAGCAATTCATGGTGTGGTCTTATTACCTAGTAAACAAGAAGAAAAGATTATAAACGAGTAACGGGAGAATACGATGGATATAGCAACATTAGCAAAACAGTTAGGTATTCAGCTTACTGCTGAAGCTATAACTACTATTGTTAATAGGTTAGATAAAAAAAACACTGGCACAGGTGGAAAAACTATATCCGACCAAGACAAGATAATAGAAATAAAAAAGTTTGCTGATAAGCCTAATATGGCAGATGTAGCAGGCGGTGTTAAAATGAATAAAACTAGAAAAAAATCTGGTAAAGACATGATTAAGACAACAACTCTAGGAAAACAAGGAGACCAAGGTTTTTCTAAGGGTGGCTCTGTAAAAGTTTATTCTAAGGGTGGCGGAGTTAGAAAACCGAAGATGACAGCCGGCTATTAGATATGGGAGCAATACTAAAATTAATAATGGCAGGAGCTTCTCGTTCTAGTATAGTAGCTAAATATGGTAAAAAAGCATATGATGCTGTTATATCTAGGTATGGTTCTAAAGGTAAAATAATGAAAGCGGCTAAAGACCCAGATAAAGCACAGTTATTATTAGAAACTGTACCAGAGCAAGCTGTTGGAGTTGCCGTAATGGGTGTAGGATTAGCAGAAGGTAATAAAGCTGTGATAAGAAGTTTAGAAAAAAAAGAAAATAAAAGAAAAAGAGGCCCTAGAGATGAAAAAACCTACGCAAAAGGCGGAGGAGTAAGGAAACCTAACTACTAGTGAAAAGACCCCTAACAACAAAAAGCAACGAATTTAGACACTGGGTACAGGATAAATACAAGAAAGACCCTAACTTATTAAAACCAATAGATTTACACAACAAATTTATAATTTACTTAGCATGGAAACAAGCACAACCACCCAAAATACAAGAAAAACATCAACCATACCATTTGGATATAAATTAGATGACGACACAAAAACGCTATTACCTATCACAGAGGAGCTTGAGGCTTATACAAAAGCAAAAACTTATCTTCAGTCTTGCTCTTATAGGGAAGTTGCTAGTTGGCTCACTGCCACAACCGGTAGAAAGATATCCCCACAAGGACTTAGAAAAAAAGTATTAGGGGAACATGGTGAAGATTAAGTGAATGATGTACCACCGCCAAAGCCAAAACGTCAATACAACTATAGTGTAGCGACAAAAGCTAGAAAAGCGGCACAGAAAAAGCTTAGTCAAGCTAAAAAAACTGCTGAAAACAAGGTAAAACAAGTAAAAGCACAAAGAGATAAAGTTAGATACATAGAATCTGGCTTAAAAAAGATAGAAGGTACACTTACAGGTAAAAATCCTGCTGTTTTAACAGAAGATGACCTAAAAGTAGCACCTAAAGCAGTAAAAGAACAAGTAGAACAAGAAAATGTGGTATTTAAACCTAATGAAGGGCCACAAACAGACTTTTTAGCATCTCCAGAAAGAGATGTACTATATGGTGGAGCCGCCGGTGGCGGTAAATCCTATGCGTTACTAGCAGATTTGCTAGATATGCTCATTTGCCAGACCATCGTGCTTTATTAATTAGAAGAACCTTAGACGAACTAACAGAACTAATTGATAAAAGCAAGCAATTGTATCCGAAAGCATTTCCCGGAGCAGTATTCAAGGAATCCAAGTCAATGTGGATATTTCCTAGTGGAGCTACTGCATGGTTCTCGTATCTCGATAGAGATAAAGATGTAACTAGATATCAAGGTCAAGCTTTTAATTGGATAGGTATAGATGAAGTAACACATTACCCTACTCCTTATGTTTGGGAATACTTACGCTCTCGATTAAGAACTACAAATCAAGAGATAAAGCCCTATATGAGGTGTACAGCCAACCCCGGTGGTTTAGGAGGATGGTGGGTAAAGAAAATGTATATAGACCCATCTCCACCGCATGAACCATTTGCGGCAGGTGATATAGAATCTGGTGAAGTATTTAGATGGCCGGAAAACCATGAAAAAGCAGGACAACCTCTTTTCCAAAGAAAGTTTATTCCTGCTAGATTAACGGATAACCCTTATTTAATGCTAGATGGTCAGTATGAAGCTATGCTTCGTTCACTACCAGACGTAGAAAGAAAAAGGTTGTTAGATGGTGATTGGGAAGTTGCAGAAGGTGCGGCTTTTCCAGAGTTCTCTAGGCACTTACATGTTATGGAACCTGTAGAAGTTCCTGTAGGGTGGCAAAGATTTAGAGCGGCTGATTATGGTTATGCTTCTCCGTCTTGTGTATTATGGGGTACAGTAGATTTTGATGGTAATATTTATATTTATCGTGAATTGTACTCGGCAGGATATACAGGTGAAGCTTTAGCTAGAATGATATTAGAAATGGAAAGAAACGACCCTCCAATGTCTTTATCTATCCTAGATACAAGTTGTTGGAATAAAGTTGGTTTAGGCCCTAGTATAGCAGAAACAATGATACGCAATGGTGTTCGTTGGTTACCTGCTGATAGAGATAGAATTTCTGGTAAAGTAGAGGTTCATCGAAGATTACAGATAGACCCTAGAACAGCAGAACCTAAATTAAAAATATTTAATACTTGTACAAATTTAATAAGAACACTATCAAGTATACCTACATCAAAAATAAACCCAGAGGATGTAGATACAAAAGCAGACGACCATGCATATGATGCATTACGATATATGATTATGACTAGGCAATCTAATCAGCCCACACTAAATACAACACTAAACAGAATAAAGGATAGAGTTGCTTACACGCCTAGTGATGCAACATTTGGTTATTAAATATGGATGAAATAAAATTTGGTGAGTTACAAAATAGAGCATTTAAATTAACGGTAGATACGTTTAATAAACCTACGTTAAGAAGAAGTTTAACAAGTAAAGCGGCAATAAAACATCTTAATACATATGATACACAAATTAAAGCATTACTAAATAATGATGCTTTATCACAGAAACAATATTATCAGTTACAAAATGATGTAGCAAATATTAAATCACAGTATACAACAAAAGTAACAACACAAAATAGAATTGTAAAAAACGAAAAAGCAAAAGAATTTAAGAGACAAGTAAAATCAGAAATTAAAAAAAATGAAGCTTTAAAACAACAACAAATAAAATCACAAGTACAAACAACATCAAAGATAAATGCTAATGTATCTGATGTGTCAAAAAATACTTTAGCAGGTTTAATTAGAACTGCTGAAAAAGTTGCAGGCGTTGCACCAACTACTATAATGGAAACGTCAACATCAAAAGCAGTATCTACTATACCTAGGCGTGATGATAAAATTAATTTTAATTTAAAAGGTTTTGCGTTAATTCAAGATATTGCACAAAATAGTTTACATCACGGATATTTAGATTCTGATATTGATAAGGCTGTACAACAAAAAAAAATAAGTGCTTCAGAAGCAAAAAATATAAAATCTTTTTTTAATTTAAGTTACATTGCAGATAAAGTAAAACAAGCAAGAGGCAATGATATAGAAAAAACTAAAAGAGTTTTTAGTCAACCTTACCAAAATGTATTAAATAATTTTTTATCTGAAAAATATAATACTGTATTTACTAAAATGCCTAAAGATGTAACTCCAAAAGAAGGTTCATCTAAATCTAAAACAAGTTTTACTGATAAGTTTACTAAAAAATTAAGAACTGGAGCAAGCATGGGCGTTGTTCCTACTGGAGGTGGTGGTAAATCACCTATGCAAGAAGCTTTAGGAATGTATGACCCTTTTAATAAACCCGGGCCTTATATGAATAAAGGTGGTCGAGTACCATCAAAAAGAAAACCTTATGCTATGGGAGGTAAAGTCTATGGCAACTCGGTACGAAAACCAAAATTTAAATAATAGGAGGCACTATGCCAGATAACAACTATAACTATGATTCAAGCTACATAATGAGTTCAGATAAAATAAAAGCTGACAGAGCAGATGCTCCATTAACTAGAATGAAGCCAGATTTTACTACAGAAATAAAAGAAGATAGTAAATTAATTGAAGCTTCATCACCGGCTAAATCTGCACCATTAGATAGTTCAGTTCTAAACGCAGATAAACAAAAAGCATACTAGAAATAAATATATACAATGGCACAAGAAGACGTAAATCAAAAAACTGATGCTACGTCTACTGTAGCATCTGATGAAGTACCTTCATTAGTAGGATATATTGAATCAAAATATAATGATTCAAAAGCTTCTAGACAAACACATGAATCACGATGGCTTAGAGCTTATAAGAATTATCGTGGTGTATATGATAGTGGAACACAATTTAGAGATAGCGAAAAAAGTAGAGTTTTTATAAAAATAACAAAAACAAAAACTTTAGCCGCTTATGGACAAATTGTTGATGTTTTATTTGCTAATAAAGATTTTCCTATAACAGTAGAATCAACACCTGTACCAGAAGGTATTGCTAATTTAATGCATACCCCTGCACCGGGAGAAGAACAACTTAAATCGCCTTATGGATTTGAAGGTGACGATAGTGAGTTATTACCCGGAATGACAGAAGCTACACCTAAAAATAGACTAGGTGGTTTAGCGTCTGAGTACGAAGGAATGACTTTACTAGAAGGAAAAAGTAGACACGGTGGCCCACAAATAAGTCCTGCAAAAGAAACAGCAAGACGTATGGAAAAATTAATGCATGACCAATTATTGCAAAATAATGGTGTTAATGTATTACGTCATTCTATATTTGAATCTGTTTTATTAGGAACAGGAATTATAAAAGGCCCTCTAGGATACAATAAAACAATTCACAAATGGTCTAATACAGAAGAAGGTGAAAAAGTATATGAGCCTTATGATAAACTTGTACCAAAAATAGAAGGTGTCTCATGTTGGGATTTTTTTCCAGACCCTGCGGCAACTTCATTAGATGATTGTGATTATGTAATTGAACGACATAAATTTACTCGCTCTCAATTGCGTGATTTAGTTAATATGCCACATTTTGATTCTGAAGCAATATCAGAATGTTTAGAAATGGGTGGTAATTATACCACAGAATATTATGAAGATATTATTCAAACTTATGATAAACAAAATTATGGTGAAGGCACAACTCAAGATAGATATGAAGTATTAGAATATTGGGGAACAATTGATTTATATACAGCTTCACTAATTGGTTTAGACTTACCAGAAAAAACTGATGCTTTAGAACAGATACAAGTAAATGCTTGGATATGTAATGGTAAAATTTTACGAACTGTATTAAATCCATTTACACCTGCTCGTTTACCTTATCAAGCTTTTCCGTATGAAATAAATCCTTATCAATTATTTGGTATTGGCATACCAGAGAATATGGAAGATGCACAACTTCTTATGAATGGTCATGTTAGAATGGCTATTGATAATTTAGCTTTAGCAGGTAATTTAGTTTTTGATGTTGATGAAGCATCATTAGTACCGGGTCAAAATATGGATATATTTCCGGGCAAAATATTTAGAAGACAAAGTGGTGTTACAGGAACTGCAATTAATGGATTAAAATTTCCTAACACTGCACCAGAAAATTTACAAATGTATATGCAAGCAAGACAACTTGCAGATGAAGAAACAGGTATACCATCTATTATGCATGGACAGACAGGTGTATCGGGAACTGGTCGTACAGCCGCAGGATTATCTATGCTAATGGGTGGAGCTAATTTATCTATTAAAACAGTAATGAAAAACATAGATGATTTTTTACTTAAACCATTAGGTGAATCATTATTTCAATGGAATATGCAGTTTGATATGGATAACCCAGATGTTGTTGGCGATTTAGAAATAAAACCAAAAGGTGTTTCAAGTATCATGCAAAAAGAAGTTAGAACTCAAAGACTAACTACTTTATTACAAACAGTAGCTAATCCAATGTTAGCACCGTTTATAAAAATACCAAATTTAATTAGGGAGCTAGCAATAGCACAAGATATTGACCCAGATAGTCTGGTAAATGATATGGATGATGCACAAATATTTGCAGAAATGCTGAGAGGTTTAAATGTTGGACAAGAAAGTAGCACAGAAAATGGCCAAGGTGGTCAACAACCCGGAAGTATGGGAAGCCCTACAGGCGTACCTACAGGAGCAAATCCGAATGACCCACAGGGCACTGGTGGCGGCAACATCGGAGTTGGAAATGTTCCGCAATCAGGGGAAAGTAATTTCACTGGAAACAATGGAACGTCTTAGAGAAGACGTAAACAACACATTAAAGAATAAGTAAAGGGAGATATGGCAACAGAAGATTTAAGTAAAACAGGATTTGTAACTCTTGGAATAAAAGACCCTCTACCAGATGGGTCAGACCAAGAAATGTTAGAAGAACCTATGGGTTTTATTCCTGCGGAGCGTGCTTCAACTAGCGTAGTTGCAGGTCAAACTGACGTTAATCCTTTATCTGTTGATTTACCAGATGCAGAGTTAATGAAAGCTGTATCAAATTATAGTGGTATTGATTTTAATAATTCTTTACAAGAAACACCTTTAATTGGTAGTAGTAGTTACACAACTAACCCAAGTTACAAAACAGATGCAACAACAGGTGAAATTATATCAGATGGAAATTTTTCTAATGATGTACAGCTATATCAAAATATAACTAATGCAATTGACCAAACAGGAAAAACTGAATCATATAAAGCATCAACTAGAGAACCTTATGCTGAGTATAGAAATAGACTAAAAGTTCAAGGGCCGGGAGATACGGATTATTTTATGGATTCAGTAATGGCAGGTCAAGAACCTTATGACCCTTATAATTTTTCGTCTACACAAGATTTTGTTGCAGGATTTGGAGAAGAACAAGTAGTAGGAAATACAAAAGAATATAGAAAAAGAATACCTACAACTCCTCCATTAAATATGATGGGTGCAATGTATATGGTGGGTAAATCACTAAAAGAAGATGCTTTTATAAAAGGTGTTAAAAATAATCCAGATAAATATATGGGTAATTCAAAATATGTAAAAGATACAGAAAGTTGGTTTGCTAAACAAGCACAAAAACAGTTTGGTGCTATATTTCAAGAAAATCCTACATCAGCTATTATGGTAGCAGAAGCAAATAAAGCTTTATATGATTACTTACAAAGTACACAAGAAGGAAGACAAAAAGCTAGGGATATGGGTTTAAATGCTGAAGCTATAAATGAACAAACAGCAAAAGCAAGTGCATTTAAATTACAAGCAGAAAAAAATGCAATGAGCTATTCTGAATATCAAGGACAGTACTCTGGTTCAGCAGAAGGTGTAGCCGCTAAAAACCAAGCATATGCTAATATGTCTCAAGATGATTTAAATAATAATAGCCCCGCCGGCACTGGTCAATTTAGTGGAATGGCTGTAGGAGGCGAAGGTGTATATGTGGATATATCCGATGGTATAGCCCCCGGAACAGCGTTTAAAAGTGGTACAATATTTGTTAAATGGAAAAAACAAGAAAGAGAAAAAAGAGCTAAAGAAGAAGCACAAAAATCTAGAGAAGAAGCAAAAACAGCTAGAGAACAAGCACAGGCTCAACAACAACAACAAGAAAATGTAAGTAATAATAATTATAACCAACAAGATTTTTCTGAAAGAGATAGTAGTCAAGATAGTGGTGGAAGCTATGGAGGTGGAGAACCTAGTGGAGGGTATGGCTCTGGTAGTGGTTCTGGTTCTAGTAGCTCTAGTTCTAGTGGTTCTTACTCTAGTGGTGTTGGCGGTGGTGCTAGTTACGCTAGTAGCCCTAATTTAAGTAATAGAAGACTAGGCGGTAGAGTTACGCTTCAAACAGGTGGCCCAGTTGGAAATCCTATGGGTCAACAACAAGGTTTTGTGCAAGACGCAGGAAATTTAGAAATGGTTAATGAACCTAATAAAGATATGTCTGGAATTGCAGATGATGTACCTAGAAAATTAGATGAAGGTGATTTTGTTATTAACGCACCGGCTATGGAAATGGCAGGAAGAGGTGACGTAGAAAAAATGATAAAAAATGCTGTAACAGAATTACAACGTAAAGGTGTTAAACTTGATTTTGGTCAAGCGGCAGAGGATGTAGATTCTACGGTTGAAGCTTTAGTTAGTAATAAGGAAATGATTATTCCTAAAATAATAGCTGAACAAATTGGTTATGACAGATTAGAAAAAATAAATAATAGAGGAAAGAAAAGAGTTGAAGAAATGGAACAAGAGCAACAACAGGCTCAAAATCCAATTCAACCAAATCCTCAACAAGGTATGATGGCAGTAGGTGGTCAAGTAAGTTTAGATGAAAATAAAAATCAACCTATAGCTGTACCTCAAGAAAGTTTTGCA